AAATATCTTAGATGGATTGCTATAGATATTACGGATGATATGTGTGTAACTACGACTGTGAATAGTTTCACTAAATGTCCAAGTTTGGAACCATGTTTCAAGTTCTGGCAACGAACAAATTGGTCCAAAGGCGGCGGTAGGAGCACGGCCTTGAACACTATCTAACAATATCTGACGTTTTAGATTACTTGTGAAAATGTGCTTCTCGTGATCAGTTAGATCCTTAAAGTCTTTTGCGTCACGGAGAATATCAATTTCTTCCGGACGCCAAAAGAATCCCAACTGCTTGTCAGTTAGTTTATCAAACTGACGATACTTCATAGTGTCGTAACGCTGTATGGTCACTGGTTCATCAAAGAAGGCTTTTGCCTTAGTATGATCCTGACGGCTATTGGTATCAAATACACTCATTTTAATTCTCCTGTAACTTAATTATACAATCTTATTAAAAATTAATCAAATTGTACATGACTCACAGGCTTCTAGACTGGGAAATTCTTCTGGCAAGTCTTCCATAAACTTAGCAACATTGATTTCACCCTGCCCATCATATGTATTAAAATAGTAAAGTGTCTTACCACCTAACTTATAATGCAATAGCAACAACTTAAGCATGTCACTCATTGGCAACTTCTCGTCAGGATAGAACTGAGGATTATATGAAGTATTGACTGAGATTGCCTGATCAATATACTTCTGCATAACAGCACAAATCTTGATATAACCTTCAGGATTTGGTTGATCCCAAAGCAATTCATACTTGCTTCTAAGCTTCTTAAACTCAGGAACAACTTGCTTTAGAACACCATGCTTGCTTTGCTTAATACTAATATAACTGCGTGGCGGTTCAATGCCATTGGTTGCATTGGCAATCTGAGCACTGGTTTCTGCGGGCATTAAGGCCATCAAAGTGCTATTACGAATGCCATATGCTTTTGCTGCGGCACGAAGACTATCCCAATCCATTCTTTCACTATAAGCAACAACCTCATCAATGTCCTGCTTGCGTGTATCAATTGGCATGATACCCTGTGCATACTTTGTCTCATTTGACTTAGGGCAAGCACCTTTTTCAATAGCAAGATCAACACTTGCTTTGATTAGATAGTAACTCATTGCTTCCATGTATTCATCTAACTTAGGAAGGCTGCTGTCATCACTATACTTAAAGTCATTCTTAGCAAGCCAATACGCAAGATTAATGATACCAACGCCTAAAGGGCGACGGTTCATTGTACTAATACGAGCAGCAGGTACTGGGTAGTCTTGATAGTCAAGCAGTTCATCTAATGAACGAACTGCTAACTTACATGGACGTTCAAAATCTTTAGGATCTTTAATATTACCCCAGTTAATTGCTGATAATGTACAAAGACTGATCTCACCTTCCTCATCAAAAATATGAGTAAGTGGCTTAGTTGGCAATGTAATTTCACAGCACAAGTTGCTCTGTTTAATTGGAGCAATGCTTTCAATAAAGGCACTATGACTATTTGCATTATCAACATTCATAAGATAGACACGCCCGGTATCCTTACGCTCAGTCATAAATGCTGAGAACAAATCTATTGCGGCAATTGACTTCTTTCGAAGATTGGGATTACGTTCGTATTTTTCATAGAGGTTCCTAAATGTATCGGTATCACTATAAAAAGCGTCATAAAGATCAGGAACATCATTAGGGCTAAAAAGAGTAATAGTTGATCCCGTAAGTAACCTTTCATACATCACCTTATTAAACTGTACACCATAATCCATATGACGGACACGGGTATCTTCAGTTCCCTTATTGTTCTTTAACACAAGAAGGTCTTCAACTTCAAAGTGCCAAAGTGGATAGTATAGTGTAGCCGCACCATTACGGACACCACCTTGACTGCAACTGCGAACAGCACTTTGAAACATCTTATAAAACGGAATAACACCAGTGTGGCTTGTATCACCATTTCTAACTGGAGAACCCAATGCACGGATACGTCCTGCGCCAATACCAATGCCAGCCTTCTGACTGACATATTTTACAATAGCACTAGTTGTGGCATTAATCGAATCCAATGAATCATCTGTTTCGATAAGCACACATGAACTAAACTGGCGCTGCGGAGTGCGTAGTCCAGCCATAATCGGTGTGGGTAAAGAAATATCATGCTTACTAATGCACTCATAATAATCCTTTACCCAACTAAGACGAGAACTCTTCTCGTACTTACTAAACAGCACTGCGGCAACCAATGCATAAAGCATTTGAGGAGTTTCCATAATTTGCCCAGTGACTCTATTCTGTACTAGATACTTGCCACGTAGTTGCTCCATAGCAACATATGTTAGTGTCATATCTCTTTCGTGATCAATGATTGAATTGATCTTATCCCATTCCTGTTCAGTATAATATTCTAGTAGTTCAGCATCATACCATCCCTGTGCAACATTACGTTTAACAAGATCTAGAATATGACAGGGCTTGTAGTTGTTGTATACTTCCTTACGCAAATGATAATTGACTAAGCGACCAGCAACATATTGATAGTTGGGATTTTCTTCACTGATAAGATCAGCAGCAGCCTTAATCATAGTTTCTTGAATATCAGTAGTTTTGATATCGTTATAGAATTGAATTTGACTACGGATTTCAACTTCACTCACACTGACGTTCTTAAGGCCTTCGGTAGCCCAATATATAACTTGGTGTAGCTTTTCAACATCTAAAGATTCTTTGTGGCCATCTCTCTTGATGACCATAATACGATTTGCGTTCATTGATGTGCCTTTTCTAATTTTTAATTGGTAATTCATTTACCGTTATAGTGTACTTTGGACTGGGCAATGCCGCAATCGTATGGATATTTACTGCTTGCCCACGATGGTAATTAAGCATATATTTCCCACCTTCCAAAGAGACTAAATTAAGTGTTTGGTGTTCGGTTGGAATATGATAATGTTCAATCTTCATTGTGTCTTTATTATTATAAGAACTATAGTATAGCGTATAGAACATTCCTAATGCAATAGAAATATCACAATAGATGCCTTCATTTATCAAGGTCCACGCATCTGGCCATGCATTGGTATTCTCATATGTTAGATATCCTTTAGAAATGGGAGCATCTCCCCATTTCTTAGTAACAACATGAATGTCGTCAGGCCAAACTATTAAACTTGACCTAAATTCTCTCCAATCGAGAATTTTTTGTTCAGCGCGATTGTAAAACATCAATAACGCTGATCTTGCTGTACTTCCGTTGTTTTTATTTCGTCAGTTGGTTTTAATTGTTCTAAACGATAGTTAATTGGGGTTGCACTATTAACCATTATTGTTCTGCCAGTTAGCAATTCTCTAAAAATCAATTTGAATTTATCTTTCTGTTTAAAATCGTCAATGTATACTATTACTTCTTCGTCAGCAAGCCAATATGTTAATTTGGCTTTAGGCTTTAACACATAAGAAATTTTCTTTATTAACCCAGCCTTTTTAATAACAGGTTTATCTACTACTTCTTTCTTTTTAAATTTTATGTTACCCAATAGACTCCATATCCATCTAAATGGTTTGCTTATAAAATTATAGAGCCATGGAAAAAATGTTACTACTTTTTTAAAAAAGTTAAAAACATTTATCATTGCTATGTATAAATCTTGTATCACTGTCATTACCACACCAATTTTACATAACTTTCAGATATGGCCATTGTGAAATTACCATCTGTTCCCGAAGTGCAAGAATATTGAAGAATTAAGTAAGTAACCCCATTTAAATTAACAGTAGTACCTAAAGTAAATGTAACACCGACATCGCCATTTTCAGTACTTTCATCGTCTATACTATGAGTGTTATCTGCAGGATTATAACTTATTTGCAAAACTCCTGATCGGGTTTTACCTACACGTTTAATCATGTATTGAATTCGTTGATTAAACGCATTATCATTGATAATATAAGTTAATCCAGTACTTGCACCAATTGAACCAGGAGTTAAAGTATGAGTTTCGCCACCTTGACGACTCCACAATCCTATCTTAAATTCATGTCCACCAAACCAAGCACCAGTATGACTATTGCCATTTACCCAAGGAAAAGTTAACGCTTCATCTGTATTTCTATCAAATTCATCATTGATACTTGCACATCCAATACTTTCTGTGCCATAATCAATGATATAATTAATGGCGTTTCCAATTCCAAGATAATTGTTGGCAACGTCTCTATAACTGTTAAATGTGCTTGTAATATTTTTAGCATAGTTAGTATCTATTGCTTTAAAAGCAATTAAATCAAATACACAATTACTTACAGTCATAGTATTAACTATGCCGTTGTTCTTATTCATTAGCATACCTGTGTAAAGATTAATAAATGTTGTACTATTAATAATAATATTTCTACTATATTCAGTATCCGGTTGGTATATACCTATATTAAATTTCTCAATATAGCAGTCAATGATATTAATATCAGTTGGGGTTGCCAATGACGATCCTATAATATAAATTCCAACATAATAACTACCCAATGTACTTGGAAGATTTTGAGCACCAGTCATTTTTATTCTTTGCAATGATAATCTGCTGCTATTTGTTAACCAAATGCCATCACCAGGACTTTCCAATCCTATATCTTCAATGACAATATCTGATGGTAAACTAGCGCCATTAAAACCAATTTGACTTTCAATCTGCTGTTTACTATCAGCAGTGATCATTACATAACTCATTAATGCTGGATCAGCAGTTTGCTGAATAATTGTATTCCCACTTCCTTCGCCACGTAGTATTGCATTAGTTGGTACTCTAATACCATCACTGACAATATATCTACCTGCAGGAAAATGTAATATCTTTCGTGATGTTGGTGTTAAAACACGACAATATATTTCATAAAGTGCTCTGTTAATGGCTTCGGTATCATCTGTAATACCATCGCCTTTAGCCCCAAAATCTTTAATACTTACAAAGTCATCTAATTTATTTTGTAATGTTCTAATAGTAGAACTTGCACCATAGACATAACTTATACCACTCCAAACTTCACCATCTACACTTTGTAAAATTAATCCTTTATTACCAACAGCAATAAATTTTTCACTTCCTAATATAATTTTAGAAATATCAGCAGTATTTAGATTATCCAAAGTAAAAGTGCGCTCAGTTTGACTGTAGAACGATTGACCATCAACACTGGTCAATATTGTATCATATTGGCCAGCAATTACATAATAATCAAATCCGTATGAAATGCTATTTAAAGTTGGGCCATTGTATCCTGTACTTGTATTATAAAGTATATTAAGCGATTGGCTAGTTAGTGTTTCGATATCAAGTATATGATCTCCGTACACTGTGGTATACCCAATACTGCCCACTGTCCAAAATCTATTACCGAAAAAGTAAAGATTAAAAAGATGCGAAACTGTTGGAAATTCTAATATCTGCCAAGTTAAACTATCATCACTATAGATTAAAGTACCATTATTACCTATTGCGAAATATCCAGTATATGCATTAGAATTATAAGTCCATGAAACATATTTTACACTGTGTAAATCTTCATTACTAGGATTAGTACGACTGTTCCAGTTTAACCCTGTATTATCACTAGTTAAAATAATACCATTTGTTCCAACTACAACTGCTTTAAAAGTTCCGCCACCAAGATTAGCAACATTTACACTTTCTAAATCATTTGTTTCACCTGATACCCTGGATGTCCATGTAATTGAGTTTGGACTTGTTATAATCTTTCCATTTGCACCAACAGCAATGTATGTTGCACTATTCCATATATCAATACTATAAAGATTTTGTGTTGTTCCACTAGTTTGGCTAGTCCATATTAATCCACTGCCGCTAGTCAACACAGTACCATGATTACCAACTATAACAAATCTATTAGTACTAGTATTAAAAATAATTCCGTTTAAATCGTAACTTGTGCCACTAGTTCTAGCAGTCCAGGTTATACCATTTACGCTATCTAAAATAGTTCCATTTGTTCCAACTGCAATGAATTTACTTGACGCAAAGATAACATCGTATAAATTTTCAGTTGTTCCACTACTACATACTGTTAATGCAGTATCACTGGTTCTATAAATTACGCCGCCATCACCAACAAAAACATTAATATTTGAACTAGATCTTGCTGCTGCTCTAAAAGTATCAGTGTATCCATATCCCCAATTTTCTCCATCTAAACTTATTAGAACTACACTTACTTCACCAGCAATGATCCATTGGTCATTGGTATATTGAACTGATCTTAAATTGTAACTAGTTGGGCTATCTTGTGAAGTCCAAACTATTGAATCATCGCTGGTTAAAATTGTTCCATCATCGCCAACAGCAACTATAAAATTATCATAATAAGCAATACTATGTAGATTTACACTTACTCCACTAGTAGCAGTAACCCACGCACTAGCATCAGGACTAATAATAATTTGCCCAGTTGTACTAGTAGCCACGAAGTTATTAATAGAACTGCCAGGAGAATCATCTCCTGCAAATACAACTGAAGTAATATTTACTAACACAGTACTAGTAGATTTAGTCCAAGTTGTTCCATCTTCACTATATAAAATAATACCATCTACACCAACAGCAACAAATAATCCGTTACCATAACAAATATCGTTTAATGTTTTGTCTGTATTAGCATATACAGGAGACCAAGTAGTAGCATCGTTACTAATTAATACTGCACCGTTATTACCAACAGCAACATATAGATTAACACCATCAAATGCAATACCATTGAATTTACTAGTTTTGCCGCCAGTAGTTGGATTATATCCAGCGTCTAGGTTCTTAAAAGAATATGTCTTAGCAAGTGTTAAAACATCACTATATTCAGTTAATATTTCAGTATTTCCAAGTCTTGGAGACCCTTCACTAATCGTACCATTGCCAATATAAAGCTTTTGTTGATCAATGCTCCACCCCAACTCTGCACTTGACAAAGTTGGTAAATCTTGTTGCAAACCTCGACGATGTTGAATTCTTGAGATACTTACGATAGCCATTTATTAATCTCACTTTGATATATTTAGTGAGATTAGATGTTAGAATAGTATTCCCAAACTCTATCCCACCATTTGTTTGTGTGTTCAGTGAGATCAATAACCCAATGTTGGGGTTGAAAATCTTTACTACACATTAAAATAACACCTTGCTTAATATCAGTCCCATGAACAGCATTATGAGCAGAGGCATACGCAGAAGCCTGGAGGAAATAGTCTTCAATCCATTCTGTCTTCTTAGGTTTATTAGTTTGCTTAAAATCAATAATACTGGGTACGCCATCATAGACACCAACAAGATCAGTTGTGCCCGCATATAGTTGAGGATAATACAAACCAACTTCACTTCCCCACCATTCGTTAAGATGAGGACTCAAATACTCTTCAATTATCCTCGTTGCCATCTGGCCACTTTGTTGATGTACTAAATTACTTTTATTTTGAATTTCTCCAAATGCAAGCCAATGTTCTAAATGGCTATGCATACTTGTTCCACGATTGGCTGCTTCAGTTGTAATTGCCTGGGCTTGTTCAACACCTACACGCTTACGCCATTCCTGTAGAGCCTGCTTCTTTTCTTCTGGTTTTGTTTTATCCAGAATAGTTGTTACACTTGCAACAGCATCGCCAGTTGGAGTAACATATTTACGACCTTCGTTTGTCTGTTTTCTGTTGATTGGTGTGTAGTTAAATTGTTCTTTGAATCTTACCAGGTTATCTGCCAATATAAGTGTTCCATATCAGTGGTTTTACGACTTATAGTATACCCTAATTGTGTGTATCTGTCAATGACTTTCTGCATTTCAAGAGTCAATCGATTATCAACAGTTATACCTTGCCAAACACTGTAATAAGCAGCATTAGTAGTCATTGGAGAACCAGTAACTAAGATTTCATTTACAGGAAGTTCAATATCCTTGTTCAAAATAAATGTTGAATTGCCCATGTCACGAGAAGTTAAAATACCAACATAGAGAAGATATATCTCTGTTTCGACGAAATAATTATTTTGTATTTGTGTTTTTAAATCAACCGCTGTTAGCATGGCATCATCCGTTTGTATTATTTAACTCTTCTTGCTCACGCTTGCGTTTCACCTCAGCCCAATATTCATCATCGTGTTTTTTGTAAATTGGCGCCCACTTCTCACGCATTGCATCAACATATTGATTGCTGCTTGATATACCCATCTGTTTGAAAATTTTTAGTAATTTAATTAATCCTGGATCAGCTTTGGCTTTAACATTGTGTATGTCCGCACTTAATCCACTGTAAGCATCTCTGGTGCTATATAGAACTTTGTCAATCACACGTTTAGCTTCTTTGCTTAACTTGGGCTTCTCTTTACCAAAGTATATCTCACGCCAGCCCTTTAAATAGTCTGTTGTTAGTCTCGGCCAACTTGAGCCTAATTTTTCTATGTTTGGATTAACTAACCCTTGGATGAACTCGCTTGTTATTGGTATTGCTTTGCGTGTATCTTGTAATAAAAATGCTGCTTCATCTTCATAAACATAATGCGGAATGCCTATTTGTTTTACGCGGGTCAATAACAAACGCATCCACTGATTACGTCTTGTATCCGTATCTGGTTTGAAAAGTATGTGAACTGCTTTTATTAGTTTTTTTGGATCTTTTGGAAATGGTATGAATGGTTCATTACTGAACACACGATCTTCCATTTCACTATATCGACCTTTTAATCCTACTTCGCTAGTTTTAAATCCATTCCCGGCCCAGTAATCAACAGGACCGCCTTTATAATTGTGATTAAACCAATCACCATTAAGAACAAATACAACACCATCAGTATGGAAATTGTGTAATGTATAATCACCAACTTTACTGCGTGTTGTACTCAGATAATATTGTTTATTTCCACGTTGTAATTTACGTTCTGTATCAGTTCCTGGACTTGCTGTAAGCCTAAAACGTGCATCATTCATAATTTGAGCAGCATTATATAATCGTGTGGAGTGATACACGATAGATGACACTGATTCAAAAAGATCTATTAATAGCATATATTATTTATTGTGCAGGCTGGTTAATGTTTTGAGCAGCGGATTGAGCCATTGCATCTACTTTAGCATCGCCTGCTTCTTCACCATCACCTTGTACATCAGTAACTGGTTCGCCAATGATAATTTCACCATCGCTGGGAGTACCTGATATTAGTTTCTGTATACGTGGATCATTATTATACATTGACATAAATTCATCAAATGTTATAGCAAAGCCAACATTACGCATAAAGTTTGCAATAGGTTGAAAGGGCACTTTAGCACCCTTTCCTAATTTATTCTCAATATGTTGGAGAATCGTCATTAATGTGCCGGCTTGGCCCATTACAAAGTTTGGCGCAATCTCCAAAAGTTTCATATTATGCTCTTAGCCCGCGGCCCATAGTTTCTGTTCCGCCTGCTGCTGCATCGCTAGTTGCCATGTCATCAGCACGTGGAATTTCAGCCCCAGCATCAGGAGCAGGTGCTTCTGCACCCATGTCTGGAGCAGGTGCTTCTGCACCCATGTCTGGGGTTCCGGGAGGAGTACTAAGATCAGTACCTGGCTGCATAGGAGCAGCAGCAGATTCTTCACCAGCAACTGTACGAGCAGCACCATCCATGCCTTCACGAGCAGCACGTACAGCATCAAGTAGTGGAGTTAGTGTCTGTGTAGCAGCAGCACCAAATGCAGCAGCCTGATCAGCACCAACACGGTCACGGATAGTATCCATTAGTGGGGGAAGTTCTTCGTTGACCATTCCACTGATCTTCTCTACCATCTTCTGAATCTCATCTACCATGCCACGAGCAGCAACAATTGCAGATGCGTGATCAACTTCACCTTCGTTCAACTGCATTGAACCTGTTAGAACACTCTTTAGAATGTTCATTGCTTCGTCAACAGATTCCTTCTTTGCCATTTTAGTAGCAGTAGCGTACATAACATCTTTGCCACGCTTGCCATAACGCTCTTTAAAGTCTTCTTCAACTTTTTTCATGCCCTTAACATACTTCTCACGCTTCTTAGTTTCGCTAGGTGATAAAGTACGTTCTGCAAGCATAGTACGACGCTCATTTAACCATGTTTCAAGAACTTGGCTTACAAGCAATGCTTCCATATACTGTGGATTACGCTCTGCTTGATGTGCTAGGCTACTAGTCTTAATAGCTCTAATCTTATTAGAAACTTTATTTAAAGTATTATGAGCATCCATTTCGCTCATCTCTCTTAAATTAAGGCGCCACTTATAAACACCCTGCAATTGGTTGTTTAAGTCTCGGCTTGTTATGTTTTTGCCAAATTCATTGACGATCATGATTAAATCCTCGTTTAGTATATTTATTGCAAGCCGACAGATTTCTCTAATTCCGATATTTGTGAATTTAGCAAATCCAAGTCATTTAATGTTCTACTTAAACGATCTTCAAACAATTCAGACTTATAATTGTTCAAAATCTTACTCTCAAACAACTTTTTATCATGTTTCAGCAACTGCAATCTTGTATCATAATGCTTGGTAAATTGTACATGCCCGGGCTTCTTCTTAATATACAATGCAGCAGAAAGGATAGCCATCCTAACAGAATTAAAACTCGAGATTTCCTTACCTGAAGAATCAGTAATTAGCCATACTGAATCCTTTTGTAGAATATTAAAGTTATTCACTTTATACCCTTTCTTGTTCTCAATCAAAACTATGGAAGATTTTGTTGCTTTTACTTGGTCTTCAACAAAAGACTCAATCTTGTTCAATTTGTGTTTTGTAGCCATATTAGTAATATAGCACAAAGTTTTCCTCATTGCAAGATTAATGAGGAAGTTTAATTATATAAAGTGCCATTCCCAGTAGTGTTGTTAATAATGAGCCAATGATTGTGAAGCCAATTCCCAGTAGTTTTTTATAAGCCTGATTTTCTTTCTCTGCCAACATATCTTTTATTTGTTTGACAATATTTTCTACGTTGGTGAGACGATCTTCCATTCTCTCCATATTGTCCTTCATAGCGTCGTACCTTTGAGAACACAATTCGACATGAGCCTCCAGACTCTCTTTTTCGATGTCAGTAGGGATTATCTTATGGTTGTTACTCATTGTTTTCCTGTCCGCCATGCTATTATTTATAAAGCAATGCTTATATTGTAATCATAGTATATGTTGCAGGTATTACCTGAAGAACGTAAGCAGCATGGATGTACAATTAAACTATTATGATCTATCATTGGAATTAGATCTGTGTCCTCTAATAATTTTGCAATTGGATTGCCGTCGTTGACAAAAAGGTCAGGATGCTCTACTTCAAATGAAAAACTCCAAACTTTTGCATCACCTTGATATATCTTACCAAATTTATATTTTGATAAGTTATCAATCTTATATGAAGGAAAATTAATTATGAATGGCTGAGTTTTTAAACTCAGCATCTGAACCAGAGTGTTCCAATTTCTAATTGCAGATCGTGTGCCTGTATTTGGAATATCAAATAATGTGTAACAAGTGTATGTTGGAGAATGTATCACTACTTACTTATTTGCAAGAAATTCAGTCAAAAAGAAAGGGCATTACTGCCCTCTCTATGATATAGATATATTTAGGTATTAGATGCCAAAATTGTTAGTACCGACCCAACGACCATTAGCACTTAATCCTGTTGCATCGCCAGTGATACTAAAGTTACCAGCAGCATAACCAAGTTGGTTTGCTAATGCGTCCTTCAATGCACCCCAAGTTCCAGCAGTTGTAGCACCAGGACCATCATTAACTGTTGCGCCATCGAATACAGCAGTGAAATAATCGTAATCGCTAGTATTACCTAAAATAATGATTGAACCAACTTGTGAACAGGCCTTAACTGCCTTATCGTAACCGTCTTCAGTAACTGGATTAACACCGCTAACTCGAGTAAAAGGTGAATCGCCACTGTTATGAATTTGTACTGCACGGGGCTGATAACCATAAAAAGTTGCAGCATATGCCTTTCCATTAACTCTATCTAAACTTGCCATGTTATATCTCCAAATATTTGCGTATTACGCTGCTTATATTTATATAATAACACAAAAGAAGAAAGGGCATTTCTGCCCTTTCCTAAACACAAAAACTGTGTTACTACTATTATGAGTATGCTAGTTTGAAACCAGTATCAGTTACAAGTGTTGAACTTGCATCAAATGCACCAGTATTACCATACCAACCGCCGCCATTTCCGCCATTACGGATCATGTCACGTATTTCAGTTGCAGTGAAATGACTTGGTGCTTCAAGCATAATGCTTACATTTGCAGTTGTATTATTTTCAACTTGATAAGCCAGAACAGTTGCATTTGATGTAATCTGACGTAGAATACCAGCAAATGCTCCATTTGTTCCCATTTCCGCTGCTAGATTTGCGGCGCCTAGGGCACCGGCTAACTTAATGCCATAGCACTTTGGTGTTTTGCCAATAAAACTAACAAAAGTACCTAGTGAGCCAGCATCGCCATTTGTGCGATAAAATTCTGCCATTTTAATTCTCCAAATATTTGCGTAAATTAACGCTGCTAGTATTTATGAATTTTTGTCAAAAAGAAAGGGTGGTTTTGCACCCTTTCTTCAATAAGTTAACTGTTATTAGAAAGTTGCTGCTGTTACAGTAACACCAGTTAGTTCACTTAGACGTTCTAGATAAGTTCCAGTTGTACCATCTGCCAAAGGATAAACACCAGTTGTGTCTAGACCATCAACAACCATATTAACCGAAGTACTCGATGCAACAGTAAAGCTGCTACCGATAACAAGTACTGAACATATCTGCTGAATTGTCTGAATATAAGTTTCTAGGTTTGCTGCTGAAATTGCAGAACCCTTGCTTACATTTAGGAATACTAGATCCTTACCAACAAATTCACCCTTAACTACAGAACCATTTGCACGTTCTAATTTTAGATCTGCTGCCATTTTAATTTCTCCAAATATTTGCGTATTACGCTGTTAATATTTATGACTGTGAATCAAAATTGTACGATTACTTGTTAACCGGAGTGCCCAAATCACTTAGTAATTGAGTTAAAACTTTCTGCTTTTCTTTCTTTGATAACCCTGCAACTGATTGCTTTACAGCATCAAATGTAACTGGGGCCGTAGGTGCTGCTGCTGGGGCGCCGCCTGCTGCTCCTGGTACTGGCGCTGGCTTACCTGCTACTGGCTTACCTGCTACTGGCTTACCTGCTACTGGTACCGGCGCTGGCTTACCTGCTACTGGTGCTGCTCCTGGTACTGCTGCCGGCTTACCTGCTACTGGTGCTGCTCCTGGTACTGCTGCCGGCTTACCTGCTACTGGTGCTGCTCCTGGTACTGCTGCCGGCTTACCTGCTACTGGTGCTGCTCCTGGCGCCGATCCGGCGGGTACTCTTACTCTTGGTTTAACAGCAGGTACTGCTCCTGGTACTGATGCTGCTGCTACTGGCGGTGGCGCTGCTCCCGGCTTACCTGCCACTGGTACTGGCGCTGCTGCTCCGCCTTTTGCTGCTGCTCTTGAATTACGTTGACGAATGGCGTTTGGAGTGTTACTAGTTTGCCCTGCTACTTTTCCTCCTGTTTTCTTATTAGCAGTAGCAATTACATTTTGCGGGGTCATTCCAAGTTCGGCGGCCTTGCGCTTGATATAATCATCACGACCACTAGTATAGGCAGTTTTAATATCATCCCAGAAGCCTTCATCTAAAGTGTTTTCATTTAAAATTATATCACTGGTCTTCATTGCGAAATTTCCTTAAGCCTCTAATAAATTTGTTGGGATCTCTGCCACGTATACTATTAATTAATCGACGTTCTAATTCATCTGCACTTTCATCGTCGAAAGATTCATGTAACTGCTGAATTAAATTTATAGCACTGTTAATGATATGATTAGCACGACTTTCAATTACCAAATTTCTATCATGATTTGGTACCATTGTACTAATTTCATCAAGAATGCTACGAGTAGACTTACGCAAATTAATCCCCAAGTTATTTATTGTATCTATACTGTAAAGATAATCAATACGTTTTAGCAGTTAATTTTGTTTAATACTGGCTAACATTTGTTTTAACTTACTGCTGTTTATCTCAGCATTAATCTTAGGAGTATCCACTGGTTTTTCTACCGGTCTTAATATATTCTGTTGTTTTATTTGACTCATTATGCTACTGGGTTTCTTTGCAATGCCGCCTTCATCTTCGGGCGCATCCATAATACGCAATGTATCGATGTCAAATTGAAGTTCAACTTTTTGTCCCACACCACTACTACTACGAGTTTTCATACACTGCAATTGATAACGCCCATGCTCTCGCATTGCTCTACTGGTAAAAATACCAAACAAGTTATCTGCTGTATTAATCTTACTAATGCCACCACTAATATGACTGTGATCAAATTCAATTTCTTCAACAGCAGCACGATTTAACTGACTTGCAGTGACCAACAACATCTGCAATTCTTTTGCAAGATTACGAACCTCTTCTGCAACGTATTTGTCCTTAACAAACAAATCACTTGGACTTACCTTAGCACTAACTGGCATTAGCAGATCCATATAATCCAGCATAATAAAGTCTAACTTAGTGTTAGTTTTAATCTGTAGTTCTTTGAGATATGCTCGGATGTCGTTTACATTGCTTTGTGCTGGCATGTATTTGATTTGTAAGTTGCCGGCTTTCTTACCAACCATGCGAATCTTCATATCAACTGTATCAATTTCTTTGAAGATATCCTTACTACTGATATTTGCAAGCATACTATCGATACGCATCGATGTAAGTTCTTCACTCAATTCTAATGTTATATAAACACCATTAAGTCCCATAAGCATCCAGTTAACAGCAATGTTCTGCATGAATAGTGACTTACCGCTACCAGAACCGCCAGCAAAGATATTAAGTTCGCCCCTGTTAAAGCCACCATATAGCAACTTATCCAGAGTAGTCCATCCTGTACTTACTTGCCCGTTATTATCTTTAATCCTCATCAATCTCCCTTTGGGATCAGCGAAGTAATCTGTACCCATATCCTTAGTAAGGCTAATTTGCACTGCATCTTTGATTAGTTTTTCAACTGGATCATACTCACCTTTTTCTAGTAGATCTGCTGCTTTTAGAATTGCACGTTCAAGTTCTTTCTGTCTGGTGAATCCTTCAAACTCTTCAAGAAACCAATTATAATGCTCTTCATGTAGCCCAGGAGCAGGTTGTAAATCACTCTTACATACAGCATTAATCTGTTCAAACGTGGGCATAGAGTTATGCTTTTCACAGTGAGTTTTAATAAACTCAGCAGGAATTCGCAAACTTCTATCAAAGTTCTCGATGTTATAGATATTTTGAACACGGACAAAACTCTGAGAGTCTTGAACCATCATCTCCAAAAATAACTTCTGTATACCGGATTCGTAATTATTTGCCATTGCTACTATTATACACTTATCATGAAACGTAAGTCATTATATATTACTACAATAAGTACCTAATGCATATAGTTGAACCAGCAATTGATCCACAGAATAAAATTAGTTTCTTATTGGATTGGGAAATTACTTTACGTTGCAATTTAGATTGCAGTTATTGTACATCAATGTATCATGATAATAGCACCCAACATCCGCCACTCAGTGACTGTTTAAAAACTATAGATTTTATGTTTGAATATGTCAACATCTATATGCAAAATAAGCCAAAATGGGGTAGAGAAGTTATACTAAATGTCTACGGTGGGGAAAGTATTTTTCATCCCGATATTATAACCATATACAAGACGATACGAGAGAAATATAAAAAGTTTGAAAATGATTGGGGATTGACAGTACAAACCACTACAAATTTAGTAGCAGGTAAATCGCTTATTAATAAGTTAAAAGATACCATTGATTATTGGACAGTAAGTTATCATACAGAAGCCAATCAAAAACAAAAATCCCAATTCAAAAATAATGTACTAAGTCTTAAAAAATATGGGAAAAAAGTTAAAGTCATTGTATTAATGAATCCACATAAATTTGATGATGCAATCAATATGATTGAATTCTGTAAAGAAAATAATTTAGAATTCCTTCCGCGGCAATTAGACAAGTTTGATGATAAGCACACATACTCCAGCGAACAAATAAATTGGCTTAATAACTTGTATAATAACAAGAGTTATAAAACAGAAGAAATTCAAATTGATGACAGTAAAGATCTCAACATGTCTAAAGTTGGAAGAGCTTGCTGTGGTGGAAGACAACTATGCACAAATGGCAATTTTAAAGAACGCAACTTCTTTATAAAAAATAATTTTGAAGGATGGAGTTGTAGTGTTAATTGGTTCTTTCTTTATATTAGACAGATTTCTAAAGAAGTTTATCACAACAAAGATTGTCGTATGAAATTAGATGGAACTGTTGGACCATTTGGACATCTAGATCAAGCAGATTTAATCTTATCAGAATTGAAAAGTATGATGACTAACGGAATGCCTACTATACAATGTGCTAAAAAATCTTGTTTATGTGGACTATGCTCCCCTAAGGCAAGCAATCAAATTGATTTTCAAAAGATGTTTTCAAAATATGTTAGTTATCAACCCAACGCTTCATCATCAACTGAATCTTAAGATTGCTAGTCTCAACACTATCCAGGATACTACGCATCGTAAATAACTGCCCATATTGAGCAACAGCATCGGACGAATCTTTGATATTTTGACCCCAATCTGGAAATGCAACATTCCACCCATATTCCATTGCGTCTCTAATTAAAGACATTCCTGCTTTATCTCTGTCGGGGACAACAATAACTTCTCTATTCAAACTATCAATGATATTTGCTTGAGATTCATTGCATTCGTTTGTAAGGATAGAAAGCCCATCAATTGCAATAGCATCAAATACACCTTCAACAACTAGACAGAATTTAGCATCCTGTTGTTGCTTATCGTAATTGAATACAAAATGTGGTGGATGTTCTGTATAATACTTTCTCTTAGCAGGAATTATACTTCTTCCAGTGTACCCCATTGGTTGTCCGAGCCAAGTAAATGGAGCAAGCACACGATTGTATATGTGTGTGTTTTTATCGTTATGCCATTTAAAGTAATCTACTTTGTTCTCAAGTCCTCTTGAATCTACATAATCAAGTATTTTTATTGCTTGATCTAAATCATCAGCAGTTATATCCTGCATGACAAACCAATCTAGTAGATCATGCCCTGGGCAAACTTCTTTACATTCAAATTTAGGAAGTTCTTTAATAACTTCTTTCTTAACATCTAAACTTGTATCTAGATTACTAAGAGCAAATAAACTAAGACGACGTATATCATCTTCGCTTACTCCCATCCATCCCAGTAGTTTACGCATCTTAAGAGTAATGCGTCGTCCAGGTTGCCAGCCAGCAGTAAAGCCACAGTTAAAGCAATGGTAACTAACCCCACTTTCTCGAGTGGGTAGCATGCCGCCTCTGCCACGCTGATCAGTATTTTGCCCATTATGGTGGCAGCATACAGCATTAGCACTAATCCAACCAGCAGCAGTACCCTTGGTTCTACGACCATTAGTCCATGCTGATAGTATTTCCTGTTGGATAAACATAGTTTATTATAGCAGATTAATTATGGTCTGTAAAGTATCTTGTTAAGTGTGCCCTGCTGGGTTTGAATCTTAAATCTAATTAGACCAAACTTACCATTGAAATTTTCAAAGTAACAACCTGTATTACCACCAAAGTAAATGTAAGTAATATCAAACCAATCATCTGGATACGCAGTTAGAGTAGCACTTAAACTACCCTGTATCCAAACCTGTCCAACAAAGTCTGAGACACTATACTGTACTGTTTGCTGTACATCACGTGCCTTGACACGATCAAAAACATTTAAGACATCGCTGTAAGCATATGTGCCATCACTATACCCATTGAAGTTAGGATTGTTATTATAGAATGGTCCCAACTTTGGTTCTAAACTTGGTTGAAAAGTTGGATAAACTCCTTCAACAATACGTGCTTGTCCTTGTGCATTGTAGTTGTCATCTGCATAGACTATTTTAAATTCGCCATCGCTCGAAATAAGTTGAATACTGTAATTATAAATTCCAGCAGTTAGATCATTTAGTTCTGTTCTATCCAATCTAAGATAAGCAGATCCTTTTTTATCACTGTAAGGAATAACTCTACTGGAGAATATTAGTTCCTTAGAAGCACTATCTATTAAATTAAAAATAACAGTTGTATCTAATAAACTCTGGAGTTTTTGATCTTGGTTCTTAACCAATAACTTGATCTTATTATCGATACCTTTGAAAATTTGTAAAGGCTTTGCATACACCAGAGTGTTCTCCCTGTTGGGTAATGAGTCTGAATTAAATACCATGTCAATGGTTTGGTTATATAAATATCCTGAGATTGATTGCACTTTGAACCCCGTCTCCCAATATTTATGCCATTGAGTTTAGAACATTTGTTAGAGAATTATCCATTCCTTAGTTTTATCAAATACACACATAGTGACTATGTAGGTGTTATACAAAATCACGACGGTGATATTGTTAGCATATATGCATTTAATAAACTTAGAACAGAAGAACACAAAAGATTATTTTTGGAACAAGCAGATATATGGTGGTGGGAAAGTAATAGACTTATCCCCATTAACATTTTTCTAAAAGATTCCTGGAGTGATTTTAGATATAGTTTAGTAACATTAAATGTTAAAGATATTAAGGAACAACAAGGGCATGTTGTTAGTCTTTCTAACTTAGCAAATAAAAGAACTAAACGAAGAGTTGTTCAACTGGTTCGTAAATTAAGTTAATAAGTTCATATGAACTGCTACTAATTGTGCATATGAAACTGCATGACTTTTCTTAAAGAAATACCCGTCATCAGATGGCTTATCCCATATTGTCTTGGCAACCTCTTTCCAAGACAAACCTATGAGATGCCGTTTCGCAGGGCGAATAATAGAAAGAAACATAGCCATGCGAGGTATGGAAGTAATGGGATCAGGCATACGATTAATAAGATCGTAATGATTGCCGATATGAATAAGTTTCTCCACGAAGGATCTATCATTTAATAATTCCCAATTTGGTTCATGAGCAATCATTTCATTCAAATGATTTTCGTCTTTGATCAAACTGTACACATGTACATTTAATAAATCAAGTTTAATATATCCAAGTTCTTCAGCAGTAATATAATCAATATTAGATAACTTTGTAAATGTATTAGATGGTATGGGATTAACATAGATGCCAGTATTGTGTTTTGACCATTCATTATTACGATTTATACTAGCAGGAATGTGTCGAATATGTTTTAACACAGCATCTCTATCTGCAAAGTCGATGTCGATATCAGCATTAAACTTTTTCATAGGCATCTTTCTGTATCAGATCAAACACATCGACTGCATATTGGTATTCAAATTGTTCTTCACCAAGTCCTGGAGCCCATGATATCATACGAAATCGTTCATGAACGTATCGTAACCAGTATATTTTTTTGTCAATGATCTTAGGCAACCACAGAAATTTCTTTCTCCATGGATGCCATTTCTGAGAAGGTTTTGGATTTGGATATGCATCTATACCACCCCAGTTCATAGTCCAGCCTCTTTTAGAATATACTTTGCCATCTCTGCATCAGCAGGATAATCTTTAATCTTCTTTTGCCATATATCACTATCTATATATGGCCACACTAACGTAATCTGTTCTGGATTTAGCCCAGCCAGAGCCAAAACACCACTGTCGCAGCAGTACAAACACCAAGCACTAATGCGACCGTTTCTAATATCACTGACGAGTCGGTTGGATGAAATGCCTTTGAAGTAATCATTGAATGGTTCTCCTGTTGCTTCAGACCACTCTTGCATATGCTCAATTGCTCTAGAAAGTGCGTCCTCAGTTGCTTCACTTGTTAGCAACTGCAACAGATATATATCATATATCTTTTCACGACACCAATGATCTATCTTTATATTATTCTTAATAACATAGTCAATGAAACGTGTTGCATTAATAGCACGTATACTATGACAATATCTTCCAAACTTGACAAATGCTGCATAGAACTGACTCTTGCAAAAGTCATCATATGTCTTTAATTTGGCACTACCTTGACTCAACTCATAAAAACGTATCCAAGCTTGGTATGCAAGACTTACTCCAATTTCAGTTTTCTGCTGTGCTCTGCGTTTTGGTTCGCACTGATGCGCAATAAGAGTAGTTTCCCTTACAAAGCCTTTGCCACAATACTGGCATTTGCAATCGCCTTCTTTAGCGTTTGCAACTGCTTCGGCAATAAAATTGGACATGTCATTTTTCAATTTCTAAATAATCATCAATTGTTGTTAAGGTATCTATTTTTGTATAACTTTTATATTTTGCAATACTTCTATCTAGTAGGTCAATATATTTGTTTAATCGATCATCATATATAAAATATGGGTCAATTTTTTGGCAAAACATCCATAACAATTTACTGTGGTTCGGTATATAAACGCTATCATGTTGAACCCTGAGGTTATTCCAGGTAAAAGAATTTGTGTCATTGGGCAAATCTATATAGAAATCATAATTAATTTTCTTATCAATTGGATCTAATGTTAATTTTAATGTTTGCATAGGATTATCGTCATATAACATTATACGCAGTGTTACTGGTGCATCAATCAATGGGGATTGATCTCTATGTTTGAGTATGTCTGTTCGCGTTGACCACATAGACCAATCATTTAGATCAGGATTTATGAATGAAAAGTATTCCATAAACTGTTCAAATAATTCAGGTGCTATTTTCTGTATTAATTTTTTAGAATTAGATTTGATAATTTTTTGATTATAATTGTTTTGTCCCCACATCTCTGCTTCATCATATGTTTTATCTTCTTCTTTTTCTGCTGGAATTCCGCATTTATTATGAAAATCTTTAAATTTCTCAATGTCATGAATAATAAATTTAGGGACGTCTAATGGAACATAAAGATATGTTCCATAGGCTTTTTCAAATTCTTTTACTTTACCATTGGGCCATCTTTTACGATTTTCTGTTAAGATCGACTTGTTTATAACACAAACCATATAAGTTATTCCTATTATAAAGTAGTTTCAGTCCAACTATAAGTTTTAGGTTGGCCATCTTGCTCTTTACTTAGTTCATGCAATATCTTAGTTTGTACTAAAGAATCCTTAACAGTATCATTCATACTTGTAAAGATTGGCCCCCATTCCCTCCACCATTGAAGAAGTACTATCAATTCAGGATTGGCTTGAATATGTAATTCTTGCCCGCCATATACTTCGTTAGTATTACCATATCCTAAAGTTGTATCTATCCTAACCATCTTAATTGTCATTTGTCTAACGCCTCTTTTATCTTTTTATCGTCCCATCCCAATGATGATAGAAGTTCTTTCAAATCTGCATCAGTTAACTGGTCACTTAGCAACTCTGCTTCATCTAATTTCATAGCAGGATATAAATTAGCAATTAATTGTGCTCGTTTGTTTTTTGCTGTCTTTCCTTTAAATGCAATCCATTCATGTTTAGTTACACCAAAATTAGGACTTACAGTGGTCATTAATAACCACTGTAGTTTGGGATGCTTATTCAAAGCCCAAAAGTTTTTGTTTACAAGTTGATTCAGTGCTTGAACGTAATAACTAGCCATTTCATCATTGGCTATATCTTTATTATTGCTAAGTTTAATAGCACTTCCCCATCGAAGCATTAGATAGTTACTAAACTTCTTTCGTTCATCATCTGTCAACTCGTCGTAGAATGTACGATTTTTTGTATCGAACTGACGCATTTCATTATCAATAGATAATTTGTTCATAGTTTAATATACTACACAATCTTTTGTATGTCAATACACTCGCTTGCGCGACTAATGTCTTTTACAAAATAAGCACAAATTGGATTTGGACCACTGCTGATTGGAACACATAGCAGTTGCCCATTTCTTAACTTTGGAAAAAACCATTTAACATCTTGATAGACATCTGTAATCTCGATTGGGAAGAATTCTGCCCTGAAACTCTTAAGAGGATTAAATGTAAATGCTTCAAATCCTCGATCATTTAGTTTGGTAAGTGGCAATGCTTCGAGATCACCAATTTCTGCTTCTCCAATTAATATACGCCAATTATAAGGCATCTTAATAGTATGTGGCCCAATCTTTAAGACAAGTGCAGGATCATTGAATGATTCTAAAAAGACTAGTGGAAGGAAGAAATAATCCGGGTCTGCTGGATTTGAATTATCTAATACACAAAATCTTAAGTCCGTAATCTCATCAGGCAGTTGTGTCATTTCAAATACAGTATTTTCTACAGTTAATATACGCATTAAGATTCCTTTAATTTCATTAAATTTAAGTATTGTTCGGCTATATTTTTTTGCTCGTCGACAGGAGTATGATATCCTACATCAAATGGTTCTTTCTTTACTAGTTCATCTACAAATTTATTGAATAAATCTAATAGATTAAACTCAAATGGCAAGAAATACTTTTCCGTAAACCAAATTGGTAAATCATGAAAAGGCATATTCTTATGATTGATTACCCAAGGGTTATATAAAAATTTAATATTGAGATCATGCAATTTCCATAATCCACTGTTCAAAAGCCAATTGTCTTTTTGCTGTTGCCAATGTATTTCGTATATCAGTGCTGCATGAAGTGATACTGCATCTCTAATTGGTTTTGAAACTTTGTCTCGACGATATTCATGTGGATGATTGTCAATGACAGAAAACATAGTTTCACTAATTAGTTTAACATTATCATCCTTAAAATAATTAAAATTTTTCAAACCAAGTTTTTTATTATATCTATTATTATCAACAGGAAATTCAATCCTATCGGGAGTTGTTGCATTAATAAAAACCCAATCTGGTTTGATTTTAATTGCTTCTTCAATTTGTAATCGTATTACACTATTACTAATACCTTGCCTTGCATAATTGTGTAATTCTGCACCTAAATTTTTAGCAAGTATTTCAGACCAGTGAGTTCCAGAAAAATTTTGAAGATGTGAAACTGCACTAAAACTACAGCCACAGACCGCTATTTTCATTTATAGTTAACCTTTTCAGTTGTAAATGGATAATTTGCTTCTTTATAAAATTGCTTGCGTTTATTTAAATGTCGCTTTGCAAATTTACAATTACCAGTTACATCCCAAATTTGAACATGCTCTTTGTCAGCCGCTTTACGGATGCCTCTGCCGATGCTTTGGATGACTCTAACAAAAGACTTACCGGGCTCAATAAGAACAAGATTAAAAATACGAGGTATATTGATCCCAACAGCAGCAACACCATATGTCGCAATAATAGTCCGATCCATAGTATCTGCAATCTCATCATAATGCCCTTTACGATCTGCTGTCTTCATATCACCTGAGATAAAAATACTGTTGGGAATTCTTGCAGCAAGTTCTTCGCCTGCTGAAATACGATCAACTAAAATAAGTGTATTACCAGTGTTAATAATTTCGCTTGTTAACTTGGCAACATAATCTAATCTCTCAGGATTAGTAGTTAGATATTTTAATTCTTTCTGATAGTCTGTGAACTCACTATGTTCTTCAGTTTGAATAATGTTAACATGGCATTGTGCTAAAACACCTCTATCTTGAAGTTCACTCGCACTAAGTTTATTAATTACATCACCAATGGCAACTTTTAAACTGACAAACTCAAACTGTTCTTTTGGAATAGTTCCTGTTAATCCCCAACGGATTGGGATATGCCCCATGTGTTCTGTTAGCAACGCTTTAAGAACATCGGCTTTAGCCATATGTACTTCGTCAACGATAACAGCAACAACATCTTCAATGAATTCAGCAATAGTAAAGTCTGTTTCCTTTTCCTTCTTGATGATGTTATTCAAACTCTGCCATGTGCAAATAGTGTGTGTTTTGCCATAGTCCTTACGATCACCAAAGTAAACCCCAACATCAAGTCCCAAGTTGATATAGTCTTCTTCCGTCTGTGTTACCAAACTCTTGTTAGGCACAATAACAAGTGTACGCCCATATTCTTGGCACTTGTAACTAAGGGCAGCAGTCATAATTGTCTTGCCGGCGCCTGTTGCTACCTCTTGTAGGCATTGTGGATTGGCAAGAAAATTATTGATAATTTCAACTTGATAGTCCCGTAGCATTACAGATTGGCCAGACGCGGGATGACCCTTAGGCCATTTAAAATCACTAAATGCCTCTTCGTCAACTTCAATAAAGTCAAATTGTGGCGCTGGTGGACGCTGATCATCCAAATCAATATGTACGTTGCGGTCAGTCAGCCATTCAATGATATCTGGTAGTAAATTAACATATGTTGTGCCACTTAGTTGGAAGTAAGCAACCTTACCATCCCAGCGTCCCAATCTAACAGCAGGAAGATATCTTGCATAAGGCACTTCATATTTGAATTTTGCAACAAGGCGACGTCGCATATCAACATCAAGCCCTTCAACCTTACAGTTTACTTCGTCATGAATTACTATCTTACAACTTGCCATTCTGTTAATATACATCCTATTGCTTTTGAAATCAAAATAAAAACAGGCAACACATTACATGCTGCCTGTCTAAATTACTAATAGTTAGTGGTGATAATATTAGTAATTACTCTAATGTAGCCTCTACAATTTTCTTTAAATCATCTGATCTGCCAGTAAGTTTGAATTCGTTATAAGTGTCGCTTTTAATAATATAAACAACAACATCACTTGCTGATGCAGGCTTACCAGTATCTTTATTTTCACATTCCAATGCTTGGTTTTTCATTAGCCACGCTACAGCATGATACATGCCAATGGCATATCCGCCTTTAGAACCTTGACTAAATCCAAATCTAAACTGAAAAATAGTGTTAGCAATGAATAGTAGAAATAGTATACCAATCATCCAATAATCCAAGTACATAAACAATCTCCTTATTATTTACGCTGGAGTTCAGCACAAAGATCTTCTACCCATTTAGTATCACGCATATTCACAACATTCTCTAACCTATCCAGTCGTTCTAGTTCCAACTTAACTGGATCTGGCTTTTTATCAGTGTTATGATAAAAAGGCTGCATATGCTGTATCTTTAGACTAAACCCATACTGCCACTTTTTGAAATCGTCTTCACTGTTCATCTATTTCATCCTTCTTGATAAACTTACCGCATGTCTGACAGAATGCACCAACGTAAGTTTCAGTTTCGATCATTAGTTCTGCGAATGACAAAGGTATCTCCCATGCCATATCAACATGTCGCTTAAGAGCTTTGCTAGGACCTTTATAGTCATAGCAGGTAGTCCAATCACATGGACGATACCATTTACCTACACGGTCACAAAATTCAAAGTCTTTCATGCCGCTTCCCTATAGATCTCGAGATCATCATAGTCTCGCACAAGATCAACAACTTTAAAACGAGTATCGTTGACCCAGTAGCCCACTTCCCACACACGAAGTTCAGTGTTATACCGACGCACCATTTTTAGTCTCCCTCAGAAAGCGTTCTTCATCAGCGTAACCTCTGCGGTACGCTTCCAGTTCATAGGCATAGTCTTACGAAGATCTGCAAGCTTAACAGCACAACGCAAGCTCATCTCACGCAAGCGAGTCTGGCACTCTTCCATGAAGGTCAAAATCTCAACGTCCTCACCATTCTGGAAGTTATATCCCTTAAACAGTTCGCCAGTATGAGCAATCTGCTTAATACGCAGAAGCTTGTCACGCATGGTATTCATGCTAAGGTCAATGTAGTGGCTACGAGACTCCAGCGCACTGAGATGGTCACGCAACTTGGCACTGCGAACATTTTCAAACTTAATGTTAGTAATAAAGATACACGCACCCTTAAAGTCAAACTTGTTGGGGATGCCCTCACGCTGAAGCAGCTTGCTGTCACTGTTCCAGTGGATGGTGCGCTTCTTGTTGGTGTCCAGCGCAGCCTTGAGAATGTTGAGACTAAGCTCGTCCATCAAGATGCTATCGCAGTCGTCAAACACAAGTACATCGCCTTCCTTACTATACTCGTACAGTTTAGCATAAAGACCCAGCGCAGTAGTAGCACCCTTGACCACTTCGAAACGGATGTCGCCGCCAATCATATTAAAGAGGTTAGCCTCTTCAAGTTTCTTAACGACATTAAAACTCTTACCAACACCCGGGGGTCCGACAACAATCATTGAGCGCACAACACCGTCAACAACTGCCTGCGTCATTGAATCCATAATGTCAAAGCGTTCGCCGATACGCTCCATAACTGCCTCGTCGCTTTCCTCTACCTTAGCAGCAACGATAGGCATAGTAACTTCGCCGTCAATTTCATATTCTGTAGGGTCCACTGTAATGCGGATGCGATCACGACCCATTGAAGTTCCATCTACTGTCACGTAACCTCCCTTAGCACCTTCTTGGTAGTCCTTAACTAGCGGAAAGGACATGTTAATGATGGGAGAATTGCGATACGTTCCCGACTTAATAAGCACATTAGCCATTGTGTACCTCGTTTGTTTGGATTACAATTATATAATAGCATCGTATACTACGACGTCAACCTACTTGTTGGAAGAATCCATCAACAAGTTCCTGCATATCCCGGTCCAAAGATGCATACATCTTTCCCGTTGTATCATTTACTGCTTCCACAAAATCTTGGTAGTCCATCTCATCTAAGTGAGTAGCAACACAGTGAATATAACTTTCTTTAGCATTTAAGAACGTACGACGTTCCAAAAAGTTCACATGGACTACATTGTCCAAAAACTCATTTACAGAGGAAGTTTCAAAAGTCATGCTTGGCTCCTTTGTTTGTATTACTATAATACGCTCAAACTAGTATACGTCAACTGGAATTTTGTAACAAATTGTGTTACATTGACCAGTATGTCTCACTGGCGGGACTGCAACACATGGGAGTATTAACGCTCTCTTGATAGGTTTTGCCCGTCATCAAATTAGTGCGTGTAACAGTAGCAGCAATGTTCTGCGTATAAAAAGCAACTTCAGCAATGGCAAGTTGATTGGGATCATACTTGATACGTTTGATCATGCGAGTGCGAGCAGCCTTAGCAGCAGCCTCAGTCTTATAAGTCTCACGACCCCAACGCTTCTCATTAACAGTTTGGGTAGTTCCAACATTGTAAACGACGTAAGACATGCTGCTCTCCTCATTCCCTATAATACATAATAGCATGGACTACATATCAGTCAACTGGAATTTTGTAACAAATTTAGTTACGATTAAGCCAATCTTTTGTGTATTTAATAAGCAATTCGACGATCTGACCGGCGTCATGATTACCAATCTTGTCAGGATTTAGCATGGATTCTAGATAGCAATCCACATCTAAGTTTCGTGAAATTGCATACTCAGTTGCAAGTGTAACAAGATACATTACACGCTCTTCGGTAAGTTCTGTGTGCATTTGTTTCTCTCTCATATTGCTATAGTATACTCAAACAAGATGCTGTCAACCTGATAAATATTATAAAATGGAATAGAAAAATGACAATACATGCTTCTGGTACTCCACTTACAATGACTCAGATTGCTGCTGAATTTACTGGTTACAATTTAGGCAGTAAAAGAGGTGGTGGTTGGTATGTAGATGGTGCTCTAACAAACGGGACATTTGGATCAACTAATTTAAAATTTAGTGATTTTTATGGGAAAAGACTTACAGATCCAGCAGGGGCAAGTAGTACAACAATTGGACCAACAGCAACAATCTCATGGCCAGTACCTCTTTACCGTAATTCAATAACTTTTAATGCATGGGCAGGGGGAGGCGGTGGAAGTGATAATGCTGCCGGAACCACTGTTACATTACCTACTACTACATTATCAGCAAATCGAGGTAGACCATATGGTAATGGCGTAGGCACTGCAACAGGCGGTGATATAAACGAAAGTGGTGCGCCAGGTACTTATTATAACGGCGGAAATTCTGGTGGAATGGCATATGGTGGCGGCGCTGGAGCAGCACAGCCGGGAACAAATAACGGTTACGCAAACGGTAGTACCCCAGGTGGCGGAGGTAGTGGTTATTATTACAACGATGGATCGCCCTATCCAGCTATTGGTGGAACTCCGGGCGCAAGTGGAGGCGGATTTGCAAGAAAAACCTATACACCTGCCGAGTTACCATATGGTAGTAACATACCCATTACAGTTGGTGCAGGTGGTACAAATAGTGCTACTGCAGGTGCTGGCGGCGCTGGACGAGTTACTATTTCTTGGACTTAATCATCTCTATATAATTCTCGAGGCCATGGCTGTGTATAATGCATACCGCCTTCTTCAAAACTACGAGCAATTTCAAAAGCAATTGGATTGCCACTACCTAACCATGCTTCGTGATCAAACCTCCAATGCCCATGTCCTTTAAACTGAGTTGCATTTGCAGATAATAACTTATGTGGATGAACTAATGGTTGAAGTTTAGCAACATAATTGCTATTAGCCCACCAAAAATTACTTGAGTGATGAGGCCAAGGTTCAACTTCCCAATTTGGGGCACTTGTATCATTTACTTCCAATGCCTTAAGATTATCTTCCCAGCGTTCAATGATACACCAATTAAGCCAATTACGCCAATCTTCAACATTAGGGTTTCCCCATCGAGTTAGGCCCTTCATATGAATATAGCAAATTGCAAATGGTTCTTCTGCTTCTTTGCATTGTTCTTGCATAAAAGTAAGAGCAGGATATTCCCAAAGAGCAGCACTATCGCAAACACTAGTAAAACATAGATTTTTATATTCAGGGCGTGCATCTATAAGTGGAGTAAATGTACGCTTACGTCCGTTACCCATGAGGATAACTTGATCTGCTGCATCCATAAGACCGCTTTTAACTATACATTCCCACTGCTGGTCAAATACTTCACGCCAATGTGCTAGTTCGTTTAAATTCCAGAATACCTTAATCTTTTTCATTGAAACCTATTTTCTAATTGATTGGTGGAGGCCCGGGGAATCGAACCCCATAGACAATTTCCGTGCAAGGGAAATCCGTACACCCACTACTGCCCCCATTTGTTATATTATATATCACTTTACCTGAGCCGCCGCAATAATATTCTTGGTTCTACGACGTTCAATTTGAGCAATAATATCATCACAGAATTCAGTTTTAATATCGATGTCAGCAGTTGTCATGCTGCTTTCGAGATTATCTCTTTCATCTTTAATTAATTGTACAACATACTTCATCTCTTTGTCAACAACTTCAGCATGTTTCCAAGCTTGAAATTCTTTCATTAACGCTATCATTTGACGCACAACATAAATTAGACAACCCAGCAAGCCAATATTACAGATTAGCAGCCACATATCCATCACAGTGACAAATTTCATTTAATCCTCCAGGAAGTAAGTTTTACGAATAGCAGGATACTCATCAATAGCAGCACGAACAGCCATATTAAACGCTTCTCTCATACGCAGTTTAGCAGGCTCTGCCCTCGAATCAATTATTTCGATTGCTTGTTTATAATTATGATTTTCTTCTTCCATCCACGCATCGTCACGGGCATCAACAAACTCTTCAAGTGCTACTAGAAACTTATCAAAATGATCCATATCTATTACCTCAATATTGCTAATATAACAGAATTAAAAACATTGTCAAATAAAAGTCGTGAAAAAAGGTGCTACAAATAAGCAGCACCTTTTCACCCAGTTCTAATTAGAACTTGTAGTTTACACCAAGTGTAACAACATGGTTGTTGTCAAACTTCTTACCGGTTAGCCCGTCGATGTAACGATAACGACTGTCAAGTTCGAAAGACTTAGTGATGTCATAACGAAGACCACCACCGATATTGTATAGGACACGATCGTCATTCTTGCCAACGACCTTATCCCATGCACCCCAACCATATCCTACACCTGCTAGGACATACGGAGTTACCCCAAAACCTACTGGGTAACTTACTACTGCGTTGGCAAAAGCAGTTTCGCCAGTCTTAGTAGCAGTTGGAGCAGCCTTAGTGTTATAGTCTAAAGTTGCTTCAGTGCGTAGGTACTTGTTCCACTGATATCCAGCAACACCGCCAAGAACCTTGGGAGTGTTGTCGTACTTGAACTTGTTGGTATCGTCAAAGTTTCCACCGACGTAACCACCTGCGTACCATCCACTTAGGTTAAAAGCACTTGTTGAAACTGCTGGAGCAGCGGCTGCACTCTTGGATGGTAGATCAGCAGCAACGGCCACTGATGCGCCTGCCACGAGGGCAAACATTGCTGTAAAAAGTTTCTTCATTTCTCTTTCCTTTTGTTCTGCACTGACACACTATTGTATCAGCTGGGTTGTATAAAATAGATAGTGCTAAGTGTTTTGATGCACAATAACAACCGTCTATTATTTATCTAATATACATTACATGGTTAGTAAAGTCAACACTTTTTATAGTTTTTAAACTCATATTGACAACATATATTGTGTCCTATCAATCCATTCTACCACAATATCTATGTCATTAAAATTTCCATTTTGTCTAATAGAGTTTTCAACAGTAACAGGAAGCATTTTTTGGTCACACATATCATACCAATTCATATACGGATCTGGTTTCTCCGTAAGTTTATATACAGCAGCCTGCAAATAATTACTTTCTTTATCAATTTTAAAATGTCCAAATCTACAATCAAATCCAGATGCTGCTAATATTAAGATTAAGTTGCCCATTGTCCAATTAAAATAGCATCCATTCGAGTAAGTTGAATTAACATTTAAAATCTCTTTATTATTGTATATACTAAAATTATATGGAACAGTAATAAGCAACATCCCATCATCCTTTAACAAATCCCACCAATGCATCAATGTAACGAATGGACTTAAACTGTACTGTAAACTGCTATGCGCCCAAATTAAATCTTGAGTTGATGCAACAATGGAAGTGTTGTTAAAATCTGCATGATGATACTTAATATTTGGGTGCGATAATAAACGTGTAGTATCTAGATTGATATCTACTGCATTGACATTTATGTTGCGATGAGTGTCATCGTCTTTCATTAAATTAGCAAACCAAAAAGCATCTAATCCTATGCCACATCCCATATCGCAAACATTCTTTATATTGTCCACATAACTCTGATAACGATTTAAGATTTTTAAAGTATTAACAGAATGAATATGACTTTGTTCGTATGATAAACTAATTGACATGATATATCCATAATCTTTTATAGTAATTATGATATTAATAAGTACTTAGAATATTTTAAATTTGGATTATCATGAAGATTTTAATAACAGGAAGCAATGGATTCATTGGGAGTTTTCTTTGTTCTTATTACAAAGAAATTGGTCATCGTATTTTTGAATGTAATCGAAATACTTTAGATCTATTAGATACCCAAGCGGTAAATGCTTTTTTCAATAGTAATTATTTTGATATTGTTATACACACAGCACTTGTGGGCAGAGAAAATATTCAAGCACTTAAAAACGAATTAAATGATGATATTGTTCGCAATAATCTAAAGATTTGGGATAACTTAGTACGAAATAGACATAAATTTAAACGCCTAATCAACTTTGGTTCTGGAAACGAATTTAATATTGACCAAGATATCATAATGGCACAAGAAATTGATATATTTGATTATGAGCCAGTATACAGTTATGGTTATGTAAAAAATCAAATTAGTAAAGATTTACGACAATACGAAGGATTTTATAACCTGAGATTGTTTGGGGTATTTCACTATAGCGAATCGTCAAAAAGATTCTTTAAGAAAATATACTCACATGGCAGACAAGATTTTCATATTGGCGAAGATAGATTCTTTGATTTTATTAATTTAGAAGATCTAACTCCAATGATTGACATTGTAATGAATGGTGAATCAAAACATCAAGACATAAATGTTGTCTATAGAGAAAAATTAAAATTAAGTGAAATGGCTAGCATGTTTAATGCTATAACAATGAGCAACACTAATATTATTGTTGATAATCCCAATGGCAATTCATATACTGGTGATTTTTCTAATTTTTATAGTTATAATACTTCAAAAATGGGACTGCCATTGGGATTTCTTAGATACTAAAATCTTCCATTCCAGCAACTTTCAATTTGACTAGATTACTAAGTTGCCATTGTTTACTGTCGATACCTTTCATGATTCCCAACCATTTGTTTCTTAGAAGCGCAACTTCATTGATGATTGTTTCATAATCAACAACTTCTTGCTCTCCTTCAACATATTTGTTGGCATCACTACTGCTTAAAGCACGAGCATAATGCTCAAGATATTTTTGAAAATGCTTTCGTCTAATAACTCGAATTTGAATATTTAAATAGTTTAGAACTGCTTCAATTTCTTGAAGTTGATTAAATCGCTGTTCGGTAATCCCTGGTAAAGCAGCAATGTTCTTTTCAACATTGCCCTTTACCGAGATATCATTCTTTGCTTGTAATAATTCATTCTCATAGTATGCAATGAAGTCTGGTATATTTCCCAAACTTGATACTACCTTAGAATACCACATTATTCATCATCTTCTTCATCTGCATCTTTAACTGTAATATGTTCTTTTATAGCACTCAACATTGCTTTATCAACTGCTAAATCTTCAAGATCGTTGTCGTCAATTCCTAAATCAACTAATTCGTTAATTACATGATCAGCAGCAGCCTGTCTATCTTTACTAGGTATATATTCCTTAACAGTTTGCCAAAAAGCAACAAGAAATTCTGTATCACTCATCTATCACTTCCTCTAGTTGTACATCAACAGTGGACTTAGCAGAAGTTTCATTCCATTCGTCAATGATTACCATTAATTTATCATCTGTCCATCCCTTACGGAATTCCTTGATAATCTCACCAGTTGTTGAACTTGTATAAGCAAGCCTATTGCCTTCCTTAATCAGAATGCCCTTTGCTTCAAACATGTCAAGCAACCCACTAGTTGGACTCATTCCAGTCTCATAAGGGATTTCAACTTGTACTGACTCAAATGGTTTACTATACCGTGTCTTCATAACCTTACAAGCACTGCGAATACCATGGACCTGACTAGTCTTATTGCCATCAGCATCAGTTTTTAGTTTAAGTTTACGCATTGCTACAACAATGGAACTTGCGTAGATAAAGCCCTGCCCGCCGCTGATCTTGTCGTCTGGATCAAACATATCTTGTGATGCATACGTATGATTGGTACAGACCATACCTACATTTGCTGCGCCAAACATGTTAACACAATTACGAACAAGTGCTGTCAATGCCTTAGGCTTACGACCCATGTCGCCTTTCATCTCGCCTGCTTCGAACTGATTAACGTCAGTTGGAGTTAGCAACATGCCTAGTGAGTCAATAACAAACAATACTTTTGGCTTAGTTTCGCCATCCGGGATAGTCTTATACTGCTTCATAAACTCGCTAATAGTACGAGCAACGTCATCAATCATTGCCATGTTTAACTTTAGAAGTTTGTCTTCGCCAGTATCAACACCCAACGCATGTAACCAAGCTTCGTCCAATGCGTTTTCGCTATCAATTAGAATACAAAAAATATCCTGCTTTTGTGCGTTCTTAATAATGTTACCGGAGCAAATATAAGATTTGCCAGCACCCGATTCACCTGCAAATACTGTTACCTTACCGAGAGGAATACCTCTGTGAAAGTCACCACTAATGAGATAATTGAGTGTATAATTGCCTGTTGAGATCCAATCTGTTGGATCATTGAACCCAAAACTAAGTCCGTCAATGCTTTTAGTTAGATCCTTACGGAATCTTGAAATATCAAATGGTTTTGCCATAATGTTTCCTTATTGTGTGAATATAACATCGTTATTGCTTAGAACAAAATTCTTCATGAACAATGATCTATATGTGTCTTGCTTATTTTCTAAATCTATAAAATTAGCCAGTAATAAAGTATTTGGTTTAGGGGTTGCACCCTTAGATAATGCCCAGTTAACATAATCATTTGGTGGTTGACTTATGAAACTTCTGTTTAAGTTAATGGATAATATATTATAAATTTCATCATAATCATTTGTATCTGGGGTATCTAAACTTTCATCAAAATTTATCCATTTATTATAACTACTTCTTCCTAAATTCTCATAGGGTATTTTTACATTTGCTTGCCCGAAGTAATTAGGTAATGTAGTAATAGATAATGGATCGTTTTGATTAGTTAATCTTAGAAACCAAGCCTCTTCTAATTCGTGCAATGCTTTATTGATACGTTCCATATCTCTTCTAAATTCATCTCCGAATAAATTTGAAATAGTTGGATAGTTCAAATGTAATTGAACCCAATTTCGATGAATTGTGTTTAATGTACTCTGACAAACAAAATCTGCTGGAGTATTAATTAAACTAATTTTAAACTTTTTCAAATTAATGTGTACTTTATCTATTAGTAGAGATAATTCAGTGATCAATTCTTGTTGTGGCAAGCAACTTGTAGTATTCCAAACAAAGTTATTTTGATTATTAAGCCAAAACTCTACAAAACTGTAATCAATGGGAACACAGTTAATATAGTCACCTGTTTTTTGCCAAATTAATTTCATGGTAAGTTTCCAATAAAAAGTGAAGGGCAACTAGTACCCTTCACTAACTTTTAGTTTAGGAAGTCTTACGATTGCGAATCATTGCCAGAATGTCTTCTGCACGTTGATTTGACTTAGGTGTGTCAGTTACAACTGGCGCACTAGCAACTGTCTCATTGTCTTCCCACGGTGCAGTCTCTACCTTGGGAGCGGCTGCGGCAGGTGCGGGACGAGCAGCAGGTGCCGGAACATCGTCAGCATCGGGATTGCTGTTACCTGAACCAGGAGGCTTGTAATACTGACCCCAACGATCAGCATCATAAGTCTGTCCATCAACAGATGCTTCAAACATCTCCTTGATGATACGTAGTTCTGTTTCACCTGGCTTCTTTGGAAGGAAGTCTTTTAGGTTAAACAATCCATGTGTATCAATTGCAGCACGTTCTGTTGCTGACAGTGCAGACTCCTTACGAGCCCACTTGCTAGTGCTATAGTCTGCATACTGACCTTTCGTAGTCTTGGTAATGGAGAAATCCAAGCCACGATCATAATCAGTAGGCATCTCTTCAACCTCAGTATCTTTCAATACTGCGGTAATCACAGGGTAAATGCTGGGGGACACTACGAACCTGCGAATTGGGTTCTCAGGGGTGGAATCTTCAATTGAAGTTGATTCACGTACAAAGCCCTGGAATAGATAAGAACGCTTCT